TTGATGTTAGCAAAATAACACCCCACGCCCCCACATAACTAGGCCTGTCCGCAAGGACGGGCCTTTTTTATATATTTATATACATGAGTCAAGCGAACATTAAGGAAATAATTAAGCAAGAATATATTAAATGTGCAACAGATCCTGTTCACTTCTTTAGAAAATACTGCTACATTACTCACCCTGTAAAAGGTAGAGTATTATTTCATTTATATCCCTTCCAAGAAGAAGTATTAAATGATTTTAGAGCTAATAGATTTAGCATTATAAATAAATCAAGACAGTTAGGTATATCTACCTTATCTGCAGGCTTTGCTTTATGGACAATGTTGTTTAATAAAGATAAAACCGTATTGTGTATTGCAACAAAGCAAGAAACAGCTAAAGGAATGGTAGAGAAGGTACAGTTTATGTACAACTCATTACCTACTTGGTTAAGAGGTAATATAAAACCAATATCAGATAACAAACTATCACTAAAACTAGCCAATAACTCTCAGATTGTTGCTACATCAGCGGCATCAGATGCAGGTAGATCGTACGCCGTTTCGTTACTGATTGTGGATGAGGCCGCCTTTATTGAAGGTATTGATAGAATCTATACGAGTATTAAACCAACCATCGCAACGGGTGGTGGAATTATAGCATTATCATCTCCAAATGGTGTTGGTAACTGGTTCCATAGAATGTATACCGATGCTGAGATTGGAAAGAATGAATTTAAAGCAATTAAATTAAGATGGGATTTACACCCTGATAGAGATGCAAGATGGGAAGAAACAGAGCGTGCAAATATGTCTCCAAGAGAATTTGCTCAAGAGTACGACTGTGACTTTTTAGGATCTGGTAACTCAGTTGTTGAACCTGATTTATTATCTTTTTATGAAGAAACTTTTATACAAGAGCCAGTTGAGCGTCGTTTCATGGGCGGCGATTTTTGGATATGGGCTTATCCTGATTATTCTAAGCAGTATATTGTTTGTGCCGACGTTGCTCGTGGTGATGGCAGTGACTATTCAGCATTTCACGTCATTGATGCGACAACGTGTGAGCAAGTTGCTGAATACAAATCCCAAGTTGACACTCGTACTTTTGGTAATATGCTTGTGTCTGTTGCTACTGAGTATAATAATGCTCTACTTGTGGTTGAAAACGCTAATGTCGGTTGGGATGTCGTTAATACAATATTAGAAAAAGGATACCCTAAAATGTACTATTCACCTAGAGCATATGGTGATATGAGCATGGATAAGTGGCTAAATAAAATGGAATCTGAACAAACAGTTCCCGGATTTACCACATCAGTTAAAACAAGACCACTTGTTATCTCAAAGATGGAGTCGTATATTCGAGAAAAGGCATTTACATTTCACTCAAAACGTTTGTTAGAAGAGCTGCGTGTGTTTATCTGGATGAATGGTAAAGCACAAGCGCAAAACGGATACAATGATGATTTGGTAATGGCATTAGGAATGGGATTATTTACTCGTGACACCGCAATGAAATTCTATGAACAAGGAATGGATTTAAATAGAGCAATGGTCTCAAGTATCACCAGAACAGGATATGACTATGCAGGTCCTTCACTGCCTGGTGGTCAACAAAACCCATTTATGGTTGATAATGGTCATGGACAGCTCGAAGATGTAACATGGGTGTTAGGTTGATAAATATTTATTGATACAATAAAACAAAATAATGGCAGAACAACAACCAGGTTTGTTTGGTAGGTTAACACGTTTATTTAGTACAGATGTCATCATCAGAAATGTTGGTGGTAGTCAATTAAAAACAATAGACATTGATAAAATCCAAGCCTACGGTAACGTAAAAACAAACGCATTAATAGATAGATTCACTAAGTTGCATAGATACGGAGCTAATATGCCGTATAACCCAACAATGAACTATCAAACATTGCGTATTCAGTTATACACTGACTACGAAGCAATGGATACAGAATCAATCATTGCATCAGCATTGGATATTATCGCTGATGAATCTTCTTTAAAAAATGAGGCTGGAGAGGTAATACAAATTAGAAGCGCTGATGAAAATATTCAACGTATTCTTTATAATTTATTCTACGATATTTTAAACATTGAGTTTAATTTATGGATGTGGACTCGCAATATGTGTAAATACGGTGATTTTTATTTACATATGGAAGTTGCTGAAAAATTTGGTATCTACAACGTAACACCATTATCAGTTTATGATATGGTTCGTGAAGAAGGACAAGATCCTCAAAACCCATCTTATGTATGTTTCAGAATCGATCCAATGGTGATCGCGGCTGGTGGTATTAGTTCACGTGTTAAAGATAGAGATGGTAAAATCAAATTTGAAAACTATGAAATAGCGCATTTTAGGCTATTAACTGACGCTAACTATCTTCCTTACGGACGCTCGTTTATTGAGCCTGCCCGTAAAACTTACAAACAGTATGTGCTGATGAAGGATGCAATGTTGTTGCACCGCATCACACGTGCCCCGGAAAAACGCATATTCACTATAAACGTTGGTAACATACCTCCAAACGAAGTAGATGGATATATGCAGAAGATCATGCAGAAGATGAAGAAAACACCTATGATGGATCACCAAACAGGTGATTACAATTTAAGGTATAACTTACAAAACATGATGGAAGATTTCTATCTTCCGACTCGTGGTAATGATACTGCAACTAAGATTGATACAATCAAAGGTTTGGAATACAACGCGATTGATGACGTGAATTTCCTACGCGATGAAATGTTAGCAGCGCTTAAGGTGCCTAAAGCATTCTTCGGGTTTGAAAAAGATTTAACTGGTAAAGCTACATTAGCTGCTGAAGATATTCGTTTTGCTCGTACAGTTGAACGTATTCAACGTATTATATTATCTGAATTGTATAAAATGGCATTAGTGCATTTATACATTCAAGGATATGATGGCGAAGCATTGTCAAATTTTGAACTATCATTAACTACCCCATCAGTAATTTACGAACAAGAGAAAGTAGCATTATGGAAGGAAAAGATTGATCTAGCTAAATCAATGCAAGATACAAACTTAATCCCTTCAGACTATATCTACCACGACATATTCCAATTCAGTGAAGATCAGTATGATGAAATGCGCGACTTAGTACTTGAAGATAAAAAACGTACCTTCAGATTAGCTCAAGTAGAGAACGAAGGTAATGACCCAGCTAAAACTGGTAAATCATACGGTACACCACACGATTTAGCTTCACTATATGGTAAAGGCAGATCAGGAATGAATACCGATGGTGCTGTACCTCCAGGATATGATGAAAAACGTCCAGTTGGTCGTCCTCAAGAAAAAGTATCTATGATTAATACACAAGACGATCCATTAGGCAAAGACAGATTAGGTAATGGAGAAAATACATTATATACTGCTAATATACCTGATGAAGGCAGCGGTACACCAAAAGCTATGTTTGAGTTAAAAAGACATAAAACGTTGTTTGAAGGAATGAACATAGCTCGCAAGGAACTTGCAATGGGACCTGATCAGGAACCATCATTATTAGATGAAAAAAACATCAAGGGTATACAATAAACACATATTTATTGATAGTGCACACTATTCATTATGAAAATAAAACACAGCAAATTTAAGAATACAGGAATATTGTTCGAGCTATTGGTACGCCAAATCGCATCGGACACTGTATCTAATAAAGATTCAGCTGCTATTGGATTAGTTAAAAAATATTTTAGCAAGTCTGAATTAGCTAAAGAATATAAATTATATCAAGCGTTAATCACCCCAAAAAACCTTAGTGAAGCTAAAGCCGAGACGTTTGTTAACTCAACGTTAGAGGCTTCTTTGCGTTTAAATTAGAAGAATTCTTTAAGGCAAAAATTAACAATTACAAGCAATACGCTGCTGCATTCAATTTAATTGAAGCTCACAATTCACTAGAATTTACTGAACCACAGCAGATCATCGATAATAAAATTACATTATTAGAACACATCACTCGTAAAGAGGTAAACAAAGAAGGTGTTAAGGATCGTGTAATGGAAGAATATGCTGGTATGGATAAAGGATCTCGTATTTTAGCTTACCGTATGTTGTTAGAAAAATTCAACAGCAAGTATGCTACTTTATCTGATCGCCAGAAATTAACATTAAAAGAATTCATTAACAACATCACTAACACAACTAAATTACGTGAATTTGTTAATAAAAATTTTGGTGTTATAACTGATGAAATTAACACATTAATTCCCTCAATAACAGATAAAACAACTCAGATTAAATTATCTGAAGTAGTTACATTATTAAAACCGTTAGATAAGACTCAAAGCGTAAAAGATGAAAATATCATTTCGTTATTACAGTATTATCAATTAATTGAAGAAATTAAATCTGTAAAATAATGAATAGATTACAAGAATTAGCTAATATTCCTTCTGATGTAGCTGCATTAGGTAAAGCCCAATCAACAGCAACAACAGTAACTAGTAAATCTAAAGCTATTAACAGCATTCAAGAATTTCCTGGAGCATTTGAAAACTGGTTTCAAACATTAGGATTCCAACCAGGTAAAATTTCTAAAAGTGCTGTTCGTTCTGAAGTTGAAAAAGTGTTAACTAAGCTAGGATATAAATAATGGCTGAAGTAGATGCAAATATAGACCC